GTAACTGTGATGTCGGAACACGCCTGCTACCGTCTCGTGCAGGACTACTTATCTGCCGTCCAACAAGATCTGCCTCACCTATTGATCCCGGCATTACAGGTCTCGTTGTTGTGGGTACACCTGTTCCGGGTGTCTGTGGTCTTGTGCCTGCCTGATTACCCTGCTGGAAGTTTCCAGCGTTTGGAAGTTGTGTTGCTCCCTGAGTATTCAGTATATTTGACGCTATATTAGATGCCTCACCGCCTGCGGCTCCAGCCGCCTCGATAATATTCTGTAAGAGTGGAACTCGTGCCGCGGCCATTCCTTCAAGCAGACCCTGAATCTGTTCGGACTGCAGGAATCTTTCCGCAAGAAGTTTTGCCTGTACCTCATGTGCGTTTGAGACTCCTGCCTCACGCAGTGCTGTGTCATGATCCACGAATCCTTCTCGCCACTTGGTTGACCAGAGATTAAGGGTTCTTTCCCTTTCTTCTGGTGCGGTTGGGTTAAGTTGTACGAAATTAACAACATGACCCTTAATATCTTTTGGCGATATTGTCGCGTCAACGGAACCGGATTCTGTCTGTCCCCAGACGGTTATCCGATCCCTGATTACATACTGGACGATATTTAATATGATCTCGTTTCTATGTTGAAGACCTCTTTGAGATCCATCAACGTATGCGGCAAAGTTAAGTCGGCTGATCCCTGAGAGTACGGCTGTCTCATATCCTGATGCTGATCCAGTCGGACGCTGTCCTCTTGTCACGCTTGGTGCAGTATTAGATTCGAGGGCTTCATCGAGCATACCTTTTGCCACGAGTATTGACTGTGGTGGTTCAGGAACTCTTTGTACTTCCACTGATACCTGTGGTGGAAGGTTATTTCTTGAACCGGGTGCCTGATCGTATTCTGACTGTACTTCTTCGGTCATGCCCGGTGGCCCTTGGAAATTAGTAACAGGCCATGCGGACTTATTGACTATATCTATGTAATGAGATGCAAGTTGTGATTCTGCGCGGATCATGTCGAAATTGCCATCGAGTATTCCGCGATACAGATCTTCGGGTTTATTTCCTAAAGTGACAAGTCCTGTCTGGGGCCAGTACATAGTCCACGGAAGTGTCATGTATCCATGTTTTCTAGGTTTCATGACCCATGACTGTTCTGAGATATATGCAACCTGAGAGTGCGTCCATACTTCTATGAACTGCACAACTCCATCATTCGGCCCTTCCCATCCGGGGAAGTGAGCATGTATCCAAGTTGCCTCAACATCCCAGAAATGGATAAGCCATCTTGGGTTGTACTGGTTATTAGTGTCCCAGATACATTGTTGTGGATTTACGGCTTTCGCAACAACGGGCCATGATATAGCTCGTTTCTGCATTATCTCGTCGAGTTCTTCTTTATATCGTGATACGTCTCCGGTGTCATCCGGTGGTTCTGGAAATTCTGCCCATCGGTTTCCTGCGAACTCTGTCTTTTCCCATCCAACACCGTAGGATGCCATGTGGAAATTAATAATTCTCCGGGTGGGAGTATCCTGTTCGAGTCTGTGATTTGCACCTCGCAGGAATTTTTCTATGCGTTCTGCCCTTGCCTGACCTCTGGGGCCGGGAGGTGGAACCGTAATATCTATAAATGGTGGTGTGATGTGATCGGTGAGTGTCTTTACAGTGGAGTGTGCTGTTCCAAGCCTGATCTGTGTCCCGTCTTCTGTGACTGGGAAATCAAAGTCACTCTTTATAAATTCATCTGAGGTTTGGCATTTTCTCCAGAACTTGGAGAACTTCATTCTTCCCCTGCTTAGTTCTGACTCTATCCATTCAAGGGAGAGAGTTGGCTCTGAGAATATTGGAGAACGCTCAAGTGCGATGTTCTCATCAGAGACAGTTTGTTTCATCGAGTTGACGGTAGCACCGTTAAGATAGGAAGAAACCATATTTACTCTTATATTTTTACATGTTCGCCGTTTATAACCATATCAATCTCGTCAAGTACCTCTTTGTAACGCTCTTCCCTTGCACCCTGAAAGAGTTTCCCCTTTTTGCGTTTACGCATGGTATTGAGAGGTCTTAGTGGTTCGGCACCGCTAAAAGATTTATTTGTCCGCTTTCTTTGAGCATACTCTACAGGATCACATCCGTACAAGGCTAACGCCTCTGCGTCTACCCAGTCATCATGTTTTCCTGAAATAGTTCCAAAGACATGTCCTCTGTTTACAGTTTCCTTATGTGATATGTCCATAAGCTGTGAGGATAGTTTAGTCCAGTTTTCTGGAAATGTAACCTGTTCATGTTCGAGTGCAACCCGATAAGGCAGGAACAGATCATGGTATTTTGACACAGGTGTGAAGTTAAAAGCTATCACTGGGATGCCTTCTTGGAGCATTTCGTTGTACATTATGTCTCTTGCGAACTGACCACCAAGACCTGTCGAGTCCATGATGATTTGTTTCAGGTTCCATCTTCTTGCCTCTGTCCTGATAACTTCCATCTGGATAGTCCAGTCTGTCTTTAGCAGTTCTGTGGCAGAGACTGATTCTCGTGTTTTCCTGTTCTTGACTATCAGCACGGTTGCGTCACTTGATCGTCCAAGGTCAAGACCAGCGACGTATTCCTCACCGGGTTTAGGTTTTAACAGTTCTGTTCCGACTGATGCTTTATCAACTTTCCTGAAGAACGCTCCTATCCCTTCCGGCTGGATTGCCATGTAGAGGCGATTCCAGTCATCCTCAAGCATGGTTTCCTTATCTTCCATGATTTCTTCTTTTTGTTCTTCTGTGAGAAGTGGGTTATCAAATGCTGTCCAAGTGAACGCTTCTCTTCTTGAGGAGGGTTTTTCCTTGGCGCGTTTAAAGTTTCTTGCGAACCAGTGACCGGGAGATACGGGTGGGATTCCCTCGACGAGTGCTCTTCCGGCCCTGCCGGGAGATGAGAGTGTTGGTCTAAGTTTGTTCCATCCTGCCTCTGCTATTTCCTGAGCTTCTGTCACATGGAGAAAGTCGAGACCGACACTTTGTAGTGATTCGGGGTTATCTGCTGATTTTAGTTCCCAGAAGATTATGGGTCGTGGTCTTGGTTTCCCGTCATCGCCTGTCAGCCATCTGCCGTCTTTATCTTTAAATACGAGCCATACGTGAAGTGCATCTTCCTTGAAGCCTGATCCTCTTCCTCCGCCTCTTCTGTTTTCGCGATATGGGTTTGTCTTTGAGACTAGGTGTTCGGGAATAAACGCCTGCATTTCGTTCCAGACCTGATACATCTGTGCTTTTGTTGGTGCGACAGTCCAGCAGTGTATTGCTGGTACGAGCCTTGCCTCTTCTGCGGTTTGTACTCCGGGTTGATTTGGGAAGACAACATATTGTCGTGAGAGTTCCTCGATGACAGCCAAGTCTTCCTCAAGTGCTGATCGTGTCTTACCGCCTCGTCGTCCTGTCTGGTTCCATTTTATTTTTGCACTTGACTGGTGAAGTTTTAGCTGATGTTCATGTGGGGTATATGGCATTTAACTAATTTTAAATGATGCAAGACCTGAATCGTTGGATACGGGATCTTCTCTTGCATCTTCCTGTTCTGCCCATTTTGTGTGTGATTTTATATCTCGTCGTTCGTAGTAGGGTTCTGAAAGATCGAGCATTCCGTTTTTATCGACAATATCTCTGTGGAAATTTATTGCTTTTGGATCTTGTTCGAGCATTGCGTATGAAGCGAGCTCACCTTCCCTGATGTAGACACTTTTTAACTGTGAGGTTGTTATAGATTTCTTCCATCCGTCTTTCTTGGGGTAGTCACCAGAATCCCTGTAACTCTTGAGGGAATCCTTGAAAGTAGAGGTAGCCTCGATAAGATTGGTTATCTGCTCATACTTCCATCCCCACTGTTCAACCATGTCCTTGATGCAAACATCGGAAGATCCCCAATCCTCAAGACTTGCATATACCCTTCTCAACCTTCGGGGCCACTCCTTCCATTCAGGGAGTGCACTGTTCACACGATGTTCAATTTTGTCATATCCTTTTGCCATCAATAAAACTTATCACAAATTCCTAACCACTGCATAATCCCTCTCCCTAACAACCCTCACCCTATACACTAAAACACGAGTGTTCTAACAACGAGTGTTTCTGTGTATCACGCTAACACTATAACGCTTTAACGCTACTCTTACGCACACGCACACGAGACTCCACCCACTGACAATTCCTTTCAGGGCAGTGTGTGTCGTAACGCCTTTATGTATATAAGAGTGTAGTACCAGCGTTACACGACAAACTAAAACCATGTAACCCTAGCATTACATGATTTTCCTTACACACACTCTTACACACGCTTACACACACTCCCACTTTATAGCACCTTTTTAATCTCAAAAACGCTTACACACTGTGTGTAACTATACGAAATAGTGTGTGTATAACTCAGCACTGTGAGGGGTACATCCTATGTAAAGTGGGGGGCTACGTGCGCTATCGGCGGTCGCTCATCGAGCCAACGAAGTTGGCTACGGGAACACTATAAGAATGGCACCCCATACGCCCACAAAACCATCAGAATCACCCTAGTGTTTACCCCGCTTGATTTCTATTTTGCAATTTCCCAAATGTGCCCAAACCAGTGCCCAGACAGACACT